AGAAGCAGCTGCAACATCAGGAACTAGTGGATCAAGTGGTACATCAGGTTCTAGTGGTACAAGTGGTTCAAGTGGTAGTTCAGGTACTTCGGGATCTTCAGGTACTTCAGGTACATCAGGAACTTCAGGAAATAGTGGTACTTCAGGTTCATCTGGTTCTTCTGGTTCTAGTGGATCTTCAGGTACATCGGGTACAAGTGGTACATCAGGTACTTCAGATAAATATAAAACAACTTCTTCCACAAGTTTTACTTTAGGAAATAGTGGTACATTAACAGTTGATACTGGTTTAGCTTATACACCTGCTCAATCTATTATTATTGTATTTAATACTAGTAATTTCCAAGAATGTGAGGTAACAACATACAATAGCGGAACAGGAGCTTTAGCATTTGGTTCACCTACTAGAACGGTAGGATCAGGAACATATTCAAGTTGGACTGTAAACCTAGATGGTGCTTCAGGTGGTGATGGTACAAGTGGTACTTCTGGTACAAGTGGAAACACAGGTACTTCTGGTTCTTCAGGTTCTTCTGGATCATCTGGTTCATCTGGTTCTTCTGGTACTTCTGGTTCATCAGGAACAAGCGGTAACTCAGGTACTTCTGGTTCATCTGGTTCATCTGGTACATCAGGTTCTTCAGGTACTTCTGGTACTTCTGGAACCTCTGGAAATAGTGGTTCTTCAGGTTCTTCTGGTACTTCTGGATCTTCTGGAACTAGTGGTACAAGTGGATCCTCAGGTGATAAAGGAGGTTTACTATATGGGTTTGAAGCAAATACAACAATGGCTGATCCTGGATCTGGCGATTTTAGAATAAATAATGGTACAATTGCTTCAGCTACACAAATGGCAATTAATAAAACTACTGAGGATGGAGCTGATGTAGGTGATTATATAAGAACTTGGGATGATTTTGGTACTTCAACTAATAAAGGTACGTTAGTTATTAAGTCAAATGCTAATAATGATAGTACCTACATGATATTTACTGTAGATGGTTCTATAACAGATAATACAGGTTGGTTTGTAATCCCAATTGAATATTTAAATGGTGATTTACCAACTGCTGGTGAAAGTGTAGTATTCCAATTTAATGCTAATGGTACTTCAGGTACTAGTGGTTCTAGTGGTTCATCGGGTACAAGTGGTAATTCAGGAACAAGTGGTACTTCAGGTACATCTGGTTCATCAGGTTCAAGTGGCACCTCAGGTTCAAGTGGTACATCAGGTACTAGTGGTACCAGTGGTAATTCAGGAACAAGTGGTACCTCAGGTACTTCAGGTAATAGCGGTACATCTGGTTCTTCAGGTTCTTCAGGTAGTTCAGGTACAAGTGGTACTTCAGGTACATCAGGAAATTCGGGCACCTCAGGTACATCAGGTACATCAGGAAATTCAGGTACTAGTGGTTCAAGTGGTTCTTCTGGTAGTTCAGGTTCATCAGGTTCATCAGGTTCATCTGGTACTTCAGGTAATAGCGGTACATCTGGTACCTCTGGAACTTCAGGTTCTTCAGGTACATCAGGTACATCAGGTAATTCAGGTACAAGTGGTTCAAGTGGTACAAGTGGTTCAAGTGGCTCTAGTGGTACTAGTGGCTCATCAGGTACAAGTGGATCATCAGGTTCTAGTGGTAGTTCTGGAACAAGTGGTTCTGCAACTATTACAAACTTAGGAAATAATAGAGTAACAACTTCAACTGGAGTTCAGGGTGAATTAAATGCTGAAGCTAATTTTACTTTTGATGGAACAAATTTATTAGTTGCAGGTAGATCACAACTCTCCTCTTCTGATTCTGGATCTTTAACTTTAGTTGGTTCTGGTTCAACAATTTTAGATGTTCAAGGTTCTCAGGGTCAATTATTCTCAGTTGATGATGATTTAATAAATAACTTATTTAGTGTTGCTCCTATATCTGGGGTTCCAATTTTAGATATTAGTGGTTCAGGTTTAGTTGATATAGACGGTAGATTAAGTGGGTCAGCTACAACAACAGCTTCATTTGCTAATTTAGAATTAACTTCATTACCAGCAATTTCAGATAATACTGTTTTAACTGTTGACGCTTCAGGTAGAGTTGGAACAAAAGAAGCTGCAGCAACATCAGGTACTAGTGGTTCAAGTGGTACTAGTGGTTCATCTGGTTCTTCAGGAACTTCAGGTTCATCAGGTACATCAGGTTCATCAGGTTCTTCTGGTACAAGTGGATCATCAGGTACAAGTGGAACATCTGGTACATCAGGAAATAGTGGCACATCAGGTTCTTCAGGTTCATCAGGAAGTAGTGGTACCTCAGGTTCATCTGGCTCAAGTGGTACAAGTGGAAATTCAGGAACAAGTGGTACAAGTGGTACCTCTGGTAATAGTGGTACTTCTGGTTCTTCAGGTACTTCTGGAAATAGTGGTACATCAGGAACAAGTGGTACTTCAGGAAATTCCGGTACTAGTGGTTCAAGTGGTACAAGTGGCACTTCAGGAACATCGGGAACAAGTGGTAATTCCGGTACTTCGGGTTCATCAGGTTCATCAGGTTCATCAGGAACAAGTGGCTCAAGTGGTACTAGTGGAAATTCCGGTACTAGTGGTTCGTCTGGTTCTTCCGGTTCATCAGGTACTTCAGGATCTTCAGGTACTTCAGGTAACTCAGGAACAAGTGGTTCAAGTGGATCAAGTGGTAGTTCTGGAACAAGTGGATCAAGTGGTTCAAGTGGTACAAGTGGTGTAGCTAATATTGCAAATAATGCTAATAATAGAGTATTAACAGCAACAGGTGTAGCAGGAGCAGCAAATGCCGAAGCTAATTTAACTTTTACTGGTACTGCTTTAACCGTAAATGCTTCTTCACAATTAAGTGGAAAATTAACCCTTCAATCTGCTTATTCTATAAATTCTGCAAGTTCTCCAATTGAATTTAACTCGGATCATGAGGATGTAAAAACTAGAATATCTGGATTTGGAGGTACTTCTATGCTTGAAGTTGGAGAAGACACAGTTGCTATTGATGGTTGTGGTCTTATTGTTGGTGCTACTACATCAACTTCTACAGATGGATTAATTAGAGCAACTAATGATGTTATTGCATTCTATTCATCTGATAGAAGATTAAAAGAAAATATTAAAAATATTTCTAATCCACTTAAAAAATTAGCACAAATAAATGGTGTTACATTTGATTGGAAAGAACTTGAAGAAAACAAAAATAAAGAAATTCATGCTAATGAAGGACATGACGTAGGAGTAATAGCACAAGAAATTGAAAAAATATTACCTGAAATTGTTGAAACAAGAGAAAAAACAGGTTATAAAGCTGTTAAATATGAAAAAATAGTTCCTCTACTAATAGAAGCAATTAAAGAATTAAAAGGAGAAGTAGACGAATTAAAAAATAAAATTGGAAAACAAAAATAGATTACGTATATTTATTGTAACTAAAAATTTTAAGCAATTATGACAGTTCCATCATCAGGCGAATTATCTTGGGGTAAAATAGCAAAAGAAAGATTGCAAGGTGCTTATCAACCCTTTACAACACCCCCAGCAGGTACAGGTCCAGCTCCTGTTTTTAACATTTATAAAGGTGGAAGTACAGGTGGTGGAGATACAGCAGGAAATACATACCCCGCTTTGAACTCTGCAAGTCCTGGTTATAGTACACTTAATACTATTGCTAGTTCAAATGTAAATTTTGCAGCTTCACCTTGGTATTCTTATAATGAAGATGCAGTATCAGGTTATACTTTAAAAAGAAGATTAAAAACTTCTGATGCGACTGGTACAGTAACAGGAGATAGTGTTGATAATATTTTTTCTATTAGTGGTGGATCTCCAACTTTTTTAAATTATTCTTTTTCAACTACTTTTGGAACAACACCACCTTTTACTACAACCTCAAACTTACCAACAACAAATAAATATACAAGTTTTACTAAAATAGGATTTGTAATTTCACCAGCTAATCCTGATTTACCTCAACCCGATTTTGGGGTTTTTGGAGATTGGGGAATGGATGATGTAACAAAAAATTCACCTAGTTCACCTAGCCCAGCAAAAAATCCAGGCCCATCAGCGGGATCGGGATTTGGAGATGATATTAGTATATTTGATTATACTATTTTTTCTTCAAGAGGAACACCTGGCTATACTGTTCAAAATACTTTATCATCTCCTGCAAGTTCAATGTCTTATACCATTAATGCAGGTGATACAGTCTTTTTTGATTATGCACAGGATATATTTGTGAATTAAAATTTAATGAAAAAAAGAGGTTTTAAAAATAATTATAAAGATACGGTTTTATACTTTCACGAAAATTATATAACACGAGAAAATACTAACCATTCGGGAAGAAATTTAGATAATATTATTATGCATGATTGTGAACACCCAATCATGAAAGAACATGCTAAAATTTGTACTAAAAATGGAGGTGATATATTAGAAGTTGGTTTTGGTATGGGTATATCAGCAGGGTATATTCAATCTGGTAGTATTAAATCTCACACAATTATTGAAAATCATTTTCAAATAGCAGATAGAGCTAGAGATTGGGCAGCTGATAAACCAAATGTTACTATTATTGAAGGTGATTGGAGGGACATTTATAAAAGTGGTAAATTAAAACAATATGATGGAATCTTTCTAGATCCTAATGATATAATTGGATCTGAACAAATGTTTATAAATCCTTTATTTAACATAACTAAACCAGGTTGTATTTTAACTTTTTACAATGGTATAAATCAATCTAATGTTAATTGTGGTTATAAAATAAACGAAAACCCAGAAGTTTTAAAAATACCGGGCACTAAATTTTATCCTTTTAATTGGAAACAGGACACTTTATTTTGGGGATTACATCAGGGTGATATTTATTTTTTACCTAAAAAAGTATTTTAAATTATTTGGAAAATTAAAATAAATTATTTATATTATATTATAAACTAAAAATTATGGCAGTAGACTATCAATTAACATTTAGACCAAGAGGTAACACAGCAGATATATTTGCTTGGAGACCTGATTTTTTGGATTCACATCAAATTAAAGGTTATAAAAAAGAAATTAAAAAATTACCATTTGCTGAAAAAGCAAGAGTATTAGGACAAACGGATAATGGTGTTCAAGGAACATATGATCCTACAGTTAGATCTTCTAAAGTTAAATGGTTACCCAAATCATTAGAGTTTCAGGGATTATACGAAAGAATAGCTCAGGAAATTATGATACATAACGATCAACACTTTAAGTTTGATTTAGATTGTATTAGGGAACAGATACAATATACCGAATATCATGGTAAGGATAATGGACAATATACTTGGCATATGGATTTAGGTCCTGGTTGGGCTTCATTAAGAAAACTATCGGTTACTATTAATCTATCTGATCCAAAAGATTATGATGGTGGAGTTTTAGAATTTAATTTGGGTGGTAAAACAATAACTCAAGGAAGTAAAGCTAAAGGAGCTATTACTGTTTTTCCTTCTTATTTACTACATAGAGTATCACCAGTAACCAGAGGTGTCAGAAAATCTTTAGTATTATGGGTTGGTGGTAATCATTTTAGATAATAATTAATGGGTAAAGTAGAACCTAAAGTTTATACTCATTGTTCTTACATAGGAACTACAGGTTATAATAATCATACAAGATCATTCCTAAGAGCTTTATCAAAATTAGTAAAAGTTAAAGCAAGAAATTTTACTGTCTCAGATAGTTGGGAAGGACTTAATGATACCCCACATGACAAAGAACCTTACTTAAAAAAAATAGATAAGCAAATATTAGATGTTCAAACAATAAAATCAAACCATCCTAATAGATTATTTGATAATGAAAAGATATACAGTCAATATAAAGAAGATTTTACTCCTAATATTGATCTAGTATTTGCAGAATTAAATCATCATTATTACTTCGATAATTATGATAATCTTAGAATATGTTATACTGTTTGGGAAACTACTGAATATCCTCCTAGCTTTTATAAAGCAACAGAGAATTTTGACCAAATGTGGGTTGCATCTCAATGGCAAAAAGATTGTATTGTAAAACAAGGTTATAAAGAAGAAGATGTAAAAGTTGTACCTGAAGCTGTTGATGGTAGGGTTTTTTATCCTAGTAATAGTGCTACTTTACCTGAATATGATGATGGGAGATTTAAATTTTTAGTCTTTGGAAGATGGGATTATAGAAAATCAACAAAAGAAATTATTGAAGCTTTTTTAGAAGTGTTTGATAAGGATGAACCCGTAGATTTAGTATTATCTATTGATAATATGTGGGCTAATGATGGATTTAAAACTACTGAGGATAGATTAAAACATTATAAACTAAATGATCCAAGATTAAAAATTAAACATTTTCCATCAAGAGAAGAATATATAAATTATTTACAAAAGGGCCATGTATTTTTATCTTGTGCTAGAGCGGAAGGATGGAACTTACCCTTAATTGAAGCAATGGCTTGTGGTACACCTTCTATCTATTCTAATTGTAGTGCCCAACTTGAATTTGCCAAGGGTAAAGGCCACCCAGTTAAAATAGTAAAAGAAGTCCCAGCCATTGGGGGTGAATATTTTTCTTATTCTCAAACTGAATTATCTGGTAATTTTTATGAACCCGATTTTAATGACTTAAAAAAGGTAATGAGGGATGTTTATACTAATTACAAAAAATATAAAGTAAAAGCCTTAGAGGATTCTAATAAAATTAGATCTAAATTTACTTGGAATAATGCTGCTAAAATAGCTTATAAAGAACTTAAATATTTAGTAAATAATAAAACTCCAAAAAAACCAAAAAATGAATTAATATTAAATTTTGATGATGGAGCAAAAATAGAATTAATTGGAAATAAACCCGAAAATTATTTTGTTGAATTTGTAGATCCAATAACAAATAGTGTAGTCCACTCTAGTACGATTGGTAACAATCAATGGACAAAAACTAATATTAGTTATTATGTCCCCTGGTTAATTTTTATTAATGGTAAATTTATTTATAAATTAAATTTAAATAATCAAAAAGTAAAAATATCTTTTGAATCTAGTTCTATTGGTGATACTTTAGCTTGGGTCCCTCAAGTTGTTGAATTTCAGAAGAAACATAATTGCAAATTAATAGTAAGTACTTTTCATAACGAATGGTTTGAAGGAAAAGAAGAATATAAAAATATAGAATTTGTTAAGCCCGATAATAAAATAAATTGTTTAGCTCACTATAAATTAGGTTGGTATAAACAAAATGGATATTGGGATGGTATATTTAAACACAAAACAAAACCTAATACAATCCCTCTAATCCAAGCAGCTACTGATATTTTAGGTTTACCATTTAAAGAAATAAACTATGGTATTAATTTTACTCCTAAAAAAAGACCATTAAAAGAAAAATATATTTGTATAGGACCTCAAGCAACATCTGGATGTAAAGAATGGCCTAGAGATTATTGGCTAAAATTAGCGGATTTACTTACAATGGAAGGTTATAAAGTTATAAGTTTAAGTTTACATGGTTTTGAAGGTAATAATATTCAATCAAAAACTAATCTACCTTGGGATGAATTATTTAACTATCTTTACCACGCAGATTTATTCGTAGGTTTAGGATCAGGATTATCTTGGGTTAATTGGGCATTAAATAAACATACCTTTATGATAAATGGTTTTGCTGATAAAAATCATGAATTTACTAATAATATTACTAGAATTCAAAATTTAGATGTTTGTAATGGTTGTTGGAATAAAGAAGAATTTACATTTGATCCCGGCAATTGGGATTGGTGCCCTGAAAATGAGGGGACAGAACTACAACACATTTGTCAAAAATCAATAACACCAGAAAGAGTATATAAAGAAATAAAACAATATTTAATTTAAAATTTTTTAATCATATTTATAAATAAATTACATTATGAGTGACGTAATCAAGTTATCAAAAGAAGAGTTAGATAAACTCAAGGAATTTAAAGTAAAAAATGACCAAGTTGTATTACAATTGGGTCAAGTAGATGTTCAAAGAGCAATTTTAGAAGGACAAAGAGGAGTTATACTAGAAAAGTTAGCTGAATTGCAAGAAGAATCTAAATCTACAGCGGAAAAACTCCAGGAAAAATACGGTGATGGTAACATCAATCTAGAAACTGGAGAATTTACTTTAGTAAAATAGTTTTTTGAAAGGTTTTTTAATATTTATAATAAAACAATATTAAAAATAATATACAAAAATGGCAGAAACATTAATATCTCCAGGAGTATTAGCAAGAGAAAATGATTCATCTTTTGTAACAGCTCGACCAGTAGAAAGAGGAGCAGCTATTATTGGACCTACAGTAAAAGGACCTATTGAGCAACCAACATTAGTTAGTTCATATAGTTCTTTCCAAGCAATATTTGGTGATAAGTTACAGAGTGGTTCTAATGAATTTAGCTACTTAACTTCCGTAGCCGCTAACAATTATTTCCAAAATGGCGGTAATTCATTATTAGTAACACGTGTAGTAAGTGGTAGTACAACTCAAGATTGGACACCAGCTACAAGTTCAGCAGCTTCCTCACAAACAGGAACTGTAGCAGCATTTGGTATTCCTACAGGTTCACAAGGACCTACTACAGGATTAAGTCCATTTGTTCTTGAAACAATATCAGAAGGTGCTATTATGAATAGTGGAATCCAACAAGCTGAATCAAGTAACAATGTAGTAAATGGAAATGGAGCCCTAATATCAGGTAGCTTTGATAATTTAAGATATGAAATTGCAAGTGTTAATTCTTCTTCTGGTGTATTTTCACTATTAATTAGAAGAGGAGATGATACTAACAATCAAAAAGTAATATTAGAACAATATAATAATATTTCTTTAGATCCATTAGCAGCTAATTATATATCAAGAGCAATTGGTGATGTTTCTACAACATTAGTAACGGAAGGAAGTGATACATTCTTACAAGAATCAGGTTCATTCCCTAACATTTCTAATTATGTAAGAGTAAAAGCAGTAAATTATGCTACACCTAATTACTTTAATAATGATGGAACAGCTAAAGATGAATATACAGGATCTTTACCTGCAGTTTGTTCAGGTTCATTTGGTGGTGGTAATGGATTAAATGTTCCAACTGACCAACCAGCAAATAGAGTACCTGCTAACTTCTATCAAAATATTAATTCTACAAATACACAAGGATTAAGAGGTTCTGATTATACTAATGCAATTGCTTTATTATCTAACACAGATGATTATCAATATAATGTAATATCAGCACCTGGTTTAACTAATCAATCTTATGCTACTCAAATTAGTAGTTTAAGTAATAACACAATTGCTAGAGGTGACGCTATTTTTGTATTAGATTTAGTAGATTATAATCAACCAATTAATACAGTAACTGCACAAGCTTCTGGGCTTGATACAAGTTATGCAGCTGCTTATTGGCCTTGGGTTCAAACAGTTGATCCAAATACAGCTCAATTAGTATATGTACCTGCTTCAACTATGATTCCTGGTGTTTATGCGTTTACAGATGCTTCAAGTGATCCTTGGTTTGCACCTGCAGGTATAACTAGAGGAGGATTAGGTCAAGTAGTTAGAGCTGAAAGAAAATTAACTTCTACTAATAGAGATACTTTATATGAAGGTAATGTTAATCCAATAGCTACATTCCCACAAACAGGAGTTGTAGTATTCGGTCAGAAAACATTACAAAAAGCAGCAACTGCATTAGATAGAGTAAATGTAAGAAGATTGTTAATTGCGTTAAAAGATTTTATATCTCAAATTGCAGATAATTTAGTATTTGAACAAAATACAATTGCAACAAGACAAAATTTCTTAACACAAGTTAACCCTTATTTAGAAAGTGTACAACAAAGACAAGGATTGTATGCATTTAAAGTAGTAATGGATGAGTCAAATAATACACCAGATGTGATAGATAGAAACGAGTTGATAGGACAAATATTCCTACAACCAACTAAAACAGCTGAATTTATTATATTAGATTTCAATGTATTACCTACTGGTGCAACATTCCCAGCATAAAAATTTGAAATATAAATATTTATAATAAAATAAAGATATAAAATGGCAGTATTAAATCCGAACGAAATATTTTTCACAGCTTTTGAGCCAAAACAAGCTAACAGATTTATCTTATTTGTAGATGGTTTCCCTTCATATATTATGAAAGGTGTATCAGCTGTTTCTGTAAGTCAAGGTTCAGTTCCTTTAAATCATATTAACGTTCAAAGATATGTAAAAGGTAAAACAGTATGGAATACCATAGACTTTACATTATTTGACCCAATTACTCCATCAGGAGCTCAAGCAGTAATGGAGTGGGTAAGATTACATCACGAATCAGTAACTGGTAGAGATGGTTATTCTGATTTCTATAAAAAAGATCTTACTGTAAATGTATTAGGACCTGTAGGTGATATAGTTTCTGAATGGATTATTAAAGGAGCGTTCATTACTGAAGCTTCATTTGGAGATTATAATTGGGATACGGAAGATACAGCCCAAGAATTAACAATGACAGTACAACCTGATTATTGTGTGTTAAATTTCTAAGAGATATTTATCTACCCTCTTTAAAAAATAGCTTGGCTTTGGTCAAGCTTTTTTTTATATTACATATGTATAATAAACAAACGTTATACTTAAATTAAGATTATGGCTGAATTTAAATTACCCACTGAAGTAATAGACTTACCATCAAAAGGTTTACTATATCCAAAGGATAATCCATTATCCGAAGGAAAAATTGAAATTAAATATATGACTGCTAAAGAAGAGGATATATTATCTAATTCTTCCTATATTAAACAAGGTATTGTATTAGATAAATTATTTAAATCTTTAATTGTTACTAAATTCAATTATGATGATTTATTAATAGGAGATAAAAATGCATTAATGATTGCTGCTAGAGTATTAGGTTATGGTGGTAATTATGAATTTGAATATAATGGAGAAAAACAATTAGTAGATTTATCCAAATTAGAATTTATAAACATTGATGAAAAACTTTGGGCTAATGGTAATAATTTTGAATACACCCTACCATCATCTAAAAATAAAATTACATTTAAACTATTAACTCATGGAGACGAAATGAAAATATCCAGAGAAGTTAAAAGTTTACAAAAAATAAATAAAGATTCTGATTCAACTTTAACAACTAGATTAAAATATATGATTACAAGTGTTGAGGGGCAAACAGAAACTAAACAAATACGAGAATTTGTAGATAATTATTTGCTAGCCCGAGACTCTAGGGCATTAAGGGAGTATATAAAAGAAGTACAACCAGACATAGATCTGACTTTTTTTCCCCCTGGATCAAATAACAGGAGAGCAATACCAATTGGATTATCGCTTTTTTGGCCTGACCTTGGATAGAGCCCAAGAATACAGAAAAAATTTATTTACTCAAATACATAATATAGTCTTTCATGGTAATGGAGGATATGATTGGTATACTATATATAATATGCCTATATGGTTAAGGAACTTTACCTTTCACCAAATTGATACATATAATAAAGAAGCAAATAAAAAAATGCAACAAGCTCAAAAAGGTAAAGGTTCTAAAAATTTATTAGATTCAAATACAGGTAAAGTATCAGCACCTAAATTTAACCAAAAAAACCCTAAAAAGTTTTTAAAACGTTCTTCATATAAATAAAATTTTATTTTTAAATATTTATCATAAAACACCTTTATGGCTTTAGGAGACGAAATAAAAAAATCTAAACAAGAAGCAATTGAGTTTAAAGAAGTACTTCTTGCATTAGATTCTACTTTAACTTCACTTGCAGTTAATTTTCAAAATGGTTTTGGAAGAGGTGTTGAAGACCAAAAGAAAAAACTTGAAGCTCTTACAAGACAATATGAAAAAGATATTGGTAGAGCACTACAAAGCAATAGAAAAGACATATCAGATATAGCCGAGTTTCAAAGGCAAATAGAAAAGGGTACTTTAGCTACTGGAAAAGCCCAATCTAAACTTGAATCAATAGAAAGAAAAAGATTAGATCTACAAGATCTAATTGAAAATGCTAAAAGAGAAGGATTAGAAATTGATTTTGAAGCAGCAGAAGCGGGTGTTGCATCTTTAAAATTAGAAGAAGAAAAATTAACTAAATTAGAGGAACAAGCTCAAGAACAGGAGAAACAATTAGGATTAGTTGGAAAGTACTCTAAAGCAATATCAGGAGTTTTAGATAAAATTGGGGCTGGTAGTCTTAATAAATTTTTTGATTTAGAAAAAGCTAACGCTTCATCTAAAAAGATGTTAGCTAATATGGGTGATAATGCCACCGAATTTGATAAAATTAAGGTTGTTTCTGGTAATTTAATTGATAATTTAGATAAGGGAGCACTAGCAGCCGCTGGTTTATTTGCTATAGCGGGAAAAGCATTTACTAAATTTTTAGACACTGATCAGAAAATTGTTGATATGTCTAGAAATCTTAGCTTATCAAAAGATCAAGCTAGTGATTTAAAAACAGAAATGACATTAGCTGGTTTAGCTAGTGGTACATTTGGTGTTACTTTAGATGAACAATTAGAAGCAGTAAGTGCTTTAAATAAAGGTTTAGGAGGTGTAGCTTTAACATTTGATAATGAAACTAGGTTAGCAGCAGCTGAAACTTTAAAAAGATTAAAACTATCAGAGGAAGCTGTAGGTAACATGGGTACGTTAGCAATGGCTACCGGAAAATCATTTGAAGAATTAGAAGATCAACAAATAGCTTCTGTAATAGCTGCCGAAAAAGAGTTAGGTATAAGATTAAATCTTAAGGATGTTTTAGATGAAGCTAATAAAATAACTGGTTTAGCCAGAGTAAATATTTCTAAATTTCCAGGAGGGTTAGCTAAAGCTGTATCTGTTGCAAAATCGTTGGGTGTTGAAATGGATGCCATATCGGGTGCAGCTGGTCAACTTTTAGATTTTGAAGAATCAATTGCAAAAGAATTAGAAGCTGAGTTATTAATAGGTAGAGATTTAAATTTAGAAGCAGCAAGACAAGCAGCACTAGCAGGAGACCAAGAAGCTTTAATGAGGGAGCTTGTTAGAGAAGCAGGTAGTTTAGAAAAACTACAAGGCATGAATGTTATACAACAACAAGCTTTAGCTGGTGCTTTAGGTCTATCAGCGGATCAATTAGCTAATCAAGTTTTAAATGGTGAGGCTTTAGCTACTCAAAGAGATGAAGAATTAGCTCGAGATGAAGCAGAGGCAGAAGCCCAAGCCAAAGCTTTATCATTACAAGAAAAGCAAGCAATAGCAATGCAAAAAATGGCAGATATAGCTGGTTTATTAGGACCAGCATTATTGGGTATTGCAGCAGCTGCGGCTGCAGCAGCAATTGCCTTTACACTAGGTGTTGCAACTCCTTCAATTTTAACTGGTATTGCATTAACGGCAGCTGCTATAGGTACTTTAGCTGGTTTTGCTACTATGGGTGATGGTACTTTACCACCAGGTGGCCCTTACGCTATTACAGATACATCTAAACCTTTTGGTTCTACTGTTATTACAACCAGAGGTGATGGAATAGCAGTATCACCTAATATAAGACAAGAAGGAGCAGGTCAAGGAATGGCTGAAACTAATAGGTTATTAAGGGCGGCACTTAATAGACCAGCTCCAACTCCAAAAGTCAATTTAGATTCTATTGAAATTGGTACGGTTGCGGGCCTAAGCGCATTTCCAATCCAGTAACATATTTATAATAAATGTTTAACTTTAAATTTTAAATTATGCCAACTATATTAAGCAAATTCGAAGAAAATGGAAGTACATTAACACCATTAAGAGGAGAGCAACCAGCTGGTCCACTTAAAGGTAACGGTGTAATACCAATTAATAATACTTTTTCACAAGGCACATATCAAAATTATGTATCTGATGCTCCTAATGCAGTAGATACAACTGGTAACGTATCATCATAAATAAAATATGCCTTTTCTAGAAGACATCCAAACGGATTTTAAATCCTTAAGGTATGGTAATGATAGACGTGGGGCGGGCATGTCCGAAGGAAGTGGTCAACCTTATATCAAAACACCAATACCTGAAGGTGATATTAATAGTGGTCTAGGAGATGAAGACTTTCTATTAAGGGGAGGATCTTTGCTTCCCACTGCTGTTAGCAGGGATGTTTCTAGAGTATCAAAAATGCTTTTTGATAGTAAATCACCTA